CCTGACAACCGACCTCTACGACGGTACCCTGACACTATCGGCTCTCGGTGGATCTCTGGTGGTGTGGACGATGCAAAACGCCCCTCTAACGCTCGCAGAGTTCAACGACCAGACGATTAACCTCGCTATCACGTCGCTGGGCTCTCCGCTCAACCTGACTGGCGTGGTGCTGAACATGCTGTTCAAGACTGCGGCCGGCACGGCGGACGGAAGCGCGCTCACCCTGTCCTCTACGGGCGGCTCTCCCGCGATCGTGATCACCAATGCCGCAGCCGGGCTGGCGACGGTGACTATTCCCAACGCCGACCTCCAGACCGAGACCTACACGTTCTACCGTGTTGACGTCGTGCAGAGCGGGCTCAAGAACACCTGCATGTACGGCGCGGTTACCTACATCACCCTGTAATCATGCACTGGGGCGCGATCTGGAATTGGCTGACCGCCAATAATCTGTGGAAGGACGCTCTCAGCTGGGCGGTCTTCGCCGTCCTCACGTGGGCCGCCACCTGGCTGCCGTGGCGGAAACATCGCAAGACACAGGCTAAGATCGCCGATAGCCTGGACACGAGCACCCCTGGCGGTCTCTCGGACCTGATCGCCGCAGTCAACCAGAATAAGGACGGCCATGAAGCTGATCGTTGAATTGTTCGGCCGGGTCGTCGGCGTTGAGTGGTCTCTCCTCCATATCCGGGTCAGCGACGGGTCCGAGGACGGGGAAGTTCAGCAGGTCGGCCACGATCCGCACGGCACTCTCTCCTCCCAGGTGGAGCGCGGCCCCGGCGCGAGCGAGTACATCCACGACGTGGTGAGCGAGAAGAAGTTCGGGTTCCGGCCTAACCCCTGCATGGACGATCCGCCTCGCGACCGCTGACCTGATATCGTTGTCACGTGGCCAACCTAACGGCAGTTCGAGTAGCTCTAGCAGCTCAGATCCAGGCGAACTGCCAACCCCAGCTCATCTGCACTGCCGCGCCGCTCGACCAGATCACCCCGCCCATCGCCCTCGTGCTGCCGGCGCGCAATAACCCGGCGAAGTACGGCATCTGCCTCGGCGAGGGCCTGGTCAACGACGCCGGCCTGCCGCTCGCCCCTGCCGAGTTCAACCTGGACATCCTGGTGATCGTGGCGCACGCCTCCACCACCGATCGCGTGCAGAATCAGCTCGACCAGTGGCTCGGCTTCGACCCTGGCGGTAGCAGCCCCACCTCGGTGGCAGCCTCTGTCGCGCTGGACCCGACGCTTGGCGGCTCGGTGGACTACGCCGAGTGCAACGGCGTCACCAGCTACGGCCCCATCGATTACAACGGGGTCATGTATTTCGGAGCGAGGGTTTCCTGTACCGTGAGCACCCAGTGAGAATCATCCGCAATAACGTCACCCTGTTCCTGGAGCACGAGACTGTCTGCGGCCTCAAGGTTCAGGATGAGGTCAAGGTAAACACGATGGAGTTCGAGTTCGAGCTTCCGGATCTCCAGCGCGGCAAGGATTTTATAACCGGGCTGACCGATGCCTCCGGCACCTTCACCGGCTTCTACGACAAGGATTCACATGGCAAGGATTCTGATGGTTCACCCGGGGCCGGACTTCTCGGTGGCGGACGTGCACCAGGGGTGGGAAGCAGCCCTGACCAAGCTGGGCCACACGGTGATGACGTACAACACCAACGACCGGCTGACGTTTTACGGCAAGGCGAAGATAGAAGTACCCGACTCCGACAGGTGCGCCGAGTGCGGGGAGTACAAGCACAAGCTTCTCGTTCCCGAGTCAGATCAGCTCAGGCAGCTTGCCACCAAGGGGCTGATGGAGACCTGCTACCTGTTCTGGCCGGACGTCATCTTCTTCATCAGCGCGTTCTTCCAGTCTCCCGCTCAGCTCCAGGTGCTCAAGACCCGCGGGCACAAGCTGGTGCTGCTCCACACCGAGAGCCCCTACCAGGATGACGAGCAGATGGTGCGGGGCGAGTTCGCCGACCTCAACCTGATCAACGACCCGTGCAACATCGAGGCGTGGAGGGACATGGGAATCCCGGTGAGGTACCAGCCGCATTCCTACAACCCCAAGCGCCATTACGTGGACGGCAAGGGCCTCAAGAAGGAGTGCGATTTCACGTTCGTCGGCACGGCCTTTCAGTCGCGCTGCAAGTTCTTCCACGATATGGACCTGTCCACCTTGGGCAGGGTCAGCATCGGCGGCGGCGGCTGGGACACCTGCCCGGATGAGTACTCCGACGTTCTCAAGTACCTCGGGCACCCGGTAGACCAGTGCGTGGATAACGAGGAGACCGCCCGGATCTACCGGATCAGCAAGACCGGGATCAATTTCTACCGCCGCGAGAGCGAAGAGTCCCATAAGGGCGAGGGCTGGGCGATGGGGCCGCGCGAGATCGAGATGGCGGCCTGCGGGCTGTTCTTCCTGCGCGACCCGCGGGGCGAGAGCGACGAGGTGTTCGGCGGCAGCAGGCAGCTGGGGCTACCCGATGTGCTACCTACCTTCACCGACGCCGGGGACGCCAGCGAGCAGCTCAAGTGGTGGATCAAGCACGACGAGGCGCGGAACAAGGCCGCCCTGCGGGCACGGGATTGCGTTATGAACCGCACGTTCGACAATGCGGCGCGCACGGCCTGCACGTGGATGGAAGAGGCGGGCTGCCTGTGATCTGCCCTACGTGCCGTGTTGCGGGTAAGGAACAGGATCGCGAGGATATAGCAGCCGCCCTGCACGTCAAATGCGAGTACGGGGAGACCTGCACCTGCCAGCATCACATATCCAAACGGCCTTTCCCCTCGGAAGTTCTATCTGTACCCTGAGAGTTGAGCCTTACTTGCAGTAAACCGTGGCCGTGCGTGGAACGCCGGAGCCGGACCTAGTTCACCACGAAAGGGTGACTGTCCGTGTCACGTATCCATGGTCGTAACGGCCTGGTCTACCTTGGCGTTACCGCCTCCCCGGCCGCCGCGTCGCCTATGGCGTTCGTGTCGGACTGGACCATCAACTTCACCGTCGCCAAGGTCGATGTGACCGCGCTGGGCGACTCCAACCTCGTGTGGGTCGCGGGCCTGCCGGACGCCTCGGGCGACTTCACCGGCTTCTACGACACCGCGACCGCGCAGACGTACATCGCCGCCGTTGACGGCCAGCCCCGGAACTTCTACCTGTACCCGTCCCTCCTGGGCTCGCAGGGTTCCGCTCCGGGCCAGTACTTCTTCGGCACGATCCTCCCCGACTTCTCGACGGCGGGCGGCGTGGCCTCGGCCGTGACCATGAAGTCCACGTGGAACGCGGCGAGCATCGTCCAGCGCTACCCGGTCTCCGGTATCGCCGGCACCTGATCGAACGACGGAGGCCGCCTCTGCGTCAACAGAAGCGGCCTCCTCGATCATCCCTGGTCCAATAGATCTGATCGTGCAACAGCCTACCCCACGATCGGAGTACGTCAATGGCTGCGAAGCCTGTCAATCCAACGCCTTCTTCTCCTCGTGAGCGCTCCACCAAGGAGAAGCCGCGGGTCACCCCCAGCGCGATCGAGCTTGCCACGTCCGACCAGGAAGCCCAGACCCCGCCCGGCGAGCACGCGGTCACTCCCGAGGACGGCCGCCAGCGCGTTCCGTTCAAGGACGAGCTGTTCCTGGTTGACATGGATCAGGGCCTCATGCCGCTCATGGAGTGGAGCGTCGCCAACGACAGCGAGAACCCCGAGATGGGTCCGCAGCTGGCCGCGCTGTTCTACCTCCTCCAGGACGTCGTGCACCCGGATGACTGGGACCGGTTCCGCAGGCACGCCCGCAAGACGCGCGCCAAGACCGAGGACTACCTCAAGTTTCAGAACGCCGCTGCGGAGGTCATCACGGCCACCCCTACCGGGGAGCCAGAAGCCTCCTCCGATGGCTCCTCGCCAACTACCGCGCCGTAGACGGAGACCTACTTCGAAAGCACGGCAGGGGGCTGCACACTTTCTCACCGCGTGAGGCTTGCAATATCGCCTACTCTGTTCAGCGCGAGCTGATGGAGATAGAGGATCGTGACGCGCGCTACTCCGGCGCGAAGAAGGAAACTGACGACCCTCTGGAAGAAGTAGTCACGCAGTGGGAGATGAAGATAGGGCTACAGGTTGACCCGGAAGAGGTTGCCCTCGAAGCGCTCAAGGCATTCAACGCCGCCAACGGTATTCCGTGGGACGACACGGTGGTTGAGCAGGACTGGCGCGAGCGCGATCAGGAGATCTCCGGTGACTTCATGGGGTCTGCCAAGAACAGGGCTCAGGGGAACAGGATCTAGTAGGCCGGGGACGTAGCACATAGGCTGTATAGGACATCGGAGGTGACCATGGCCAGCACAGTCCACATCGACGAGGCGGCCATGGAGGACATGCTCCACAGCCCTGACGGCCTTGTCGGCGTGTACATTATGGGGCTCAGCATTCAGGCGGCAGCCCAGGCCAAGGCGCAAGCGCCTCTTAAGGACGCCGCCAACGAATCGTGGAACCCGGCTAAGTCCACGTCGTACCCGTCGCTGAAGTACCCTGGCCCGTTCCTGAAGTCCTCGGTCAGGACGCAGTTCGGCTACACCCCCGGCGGCAAGATGTACGGCGGGGCGCAGGCTGTCTACGGCCCTACCTTTTTCCTGGAAGAGGGCGGCGGCCGGTATGGTCGCGCTCGCAAGGACCACTTCCTTACCACCGCGCTTTACGAGGTCGCCCTGTGAGCCGCCTGCTAGGCGAAGCCTATGTCGCGATCCTCCCGGACACTGACCAGTTCGGGCCGCTCATGCGCAGCGGCATTGATAAGCAGGTCGCCTCTTTTCATCCGGACGTTAATGTCGGCGCTAACATCAGCAAGTCCGACATCAGCAAGATCGTCGCGCAGCTCAAGGCCGTCACCAAGAACGTCAACGTCGGCGCTACCCTCAACAAAAGCGACGTCGCCAAGATCAAGGCCGAGCTTAAGGCCGTAACCGGCAACGTCCAGGTAGGCGTTGACGT